GAACATTTTACCGACCTGCTTTTGATAACCAGCAAAGGCATAATAAGTGGCTAAGCCACCCATGTTGGTTGAAGCTAACAAATATGTATTACTGTAAGCCAAGTTAAACGGCTCAAATAAACTGCCACCATCTCCACCACCTGTACGTGATCCAATGCTACGTCTAAAAAGCTGTCTAATACTGACTACTTCTTTAGGCATAATATATTCATTAGTATCTACCGTTGTATCTATAAAACCATAACTTTCCTCAACAGCATTACTGCTACGTTGGCGGTATTTTGCCAGTGCTCGATCAATTGCAAATGTATAATCTTTTGGTTCAAGTTCTACATCTACCATCGATCCGCCTAGGAAAGAATTGATATAATCTACAATTTCTTGTCGTGCTTGAGTTGTATCGTCCATAACGATATTTAGCATAAATAGGTATATGCCAAGATTGTCACTTTATAGACCCGAAAAGGGCAAAGATTTTAAGTTTATTGACCGAGTTGTCAATGAGCGGTTTCAAGTGGGTGGGGTGGATTGTTTAATTCACAAATACTTAGGACCTGTATCATCTACTGGCACTAATGTTACTCCCACTACTCCTGCAAATACCAGTACAAATACTATCCCAGAGTTAGGGATACAGGACGTACTTTTCATGGAGAATAGAGATAGACAATATGATCCAGATGTTTATGTTATACGTGGCATTTATCAAATGCAGGATCTAGATTTTAATTTAACACAATTTGGTTTATTTTTACAAAATGATACAATAATGATGCATTTGCATCTTCGTAGTCATGTGGAAGCATTAGGAAGAAAGATAATGCCAGGCGATGTAATTGAATTACCACACCTAAAAGATGAGTACGCATTAGATGATCACATTGTGGCATTAAAAAGGTTTTATGTAGTACAGGATGTGAGTCGTCCTACAGCAGGTTTTAGTGTTACTTGGTATCCTCATTTGATTAAAGCAAAATGTGTTCCATTAATTGACAGTCAGGAATACAAACAAATACTTGATGCTGATAGCGGTAACGGTGATGGTAGTACTTTAGGAGATTTATTGAGCACGTATAATCAAAGTATTAAAATTAATGATAATATTGTTGAACAAGCAATGTTAGATGCGCCAGTCAGTGGATATGATATAACAGGATTTTATGTTATTCCCACACGTGAATCTGGATTAGTTGATTATGCAGATGCCAGTGATATGTATGATGATGCAAGTATCGACCAAGCAATATTAGATGCTAGTATAGTGTTACATACTCCTAGTAAAAATTTATACATTGGATATATGACTGGATCAGGAATTCCCCCAAATGGTGCTCCATTTATATCTGGAATTACTTTTCCAGATCATCCTGCACAAGGAACTTTTTGTTTAAGAACAGATTATTACCCAAATGTATTGTATAGATATGATGGCGTAAACTGGTTAATGTATGATAGAAACGTACAAATGACTATGAATGAATTTGGTGCACAAGATACTACCACAGGAGTATTTGCTGGAGATAAGATTAGACAAACACAAAAGACTGGATTTATTAACAATACGACTACTGCCACAATTAACGGGCAAACTATTACTGAGCGACAATCACTTAGCAAAGCACTACGACCAAAAGCGGATAATTAAAAATGGATCATTTTTACGATGGTCAAATACGAAGATATTTGACACAATTTATTAGAGCAATGAGTAACTTCAGTTATCAAGATGGTAACGGAGTATTACATCAAATACCAGTTATGTATGGTGATCCTAGTCGTCAAGCAGCCAGTACATTGAAAAAGAATTCAGAAAATACTATCCCTGCCGCTCCATTTATTGCTTGTTATATTAAGGGATTAGAATACGAACAAAGTCGTTTACAAGATCCTACGTTTGTTAGCAAAGTACAAATACGTGAACGTGCAGTAGATCCTGCTACTGGTGAATATCAATATGTACAAGGTGCTGGGTATACTGTCGAACGTATTATGCCTAGTCCGTATAAACTTACATTTGTTGCTGACATCTGGTCAACCAATACTGATCAAAAATTACAAATACTTGAACAAATTTTAGTGTTGTTTAATCCTAGTTTAGAATTACAAACTACTGATAATTTTGTTGATTGGACAAGTTTAACAGTCCTGCAACTTGCAAGTACTAGTTGGTCCAGTAGGCAAATTCCACAAGGCACTGATCAAAATATTGATATTGCATCTCTATCATTTACAAGTCCAATTTGGATTACCCCACCGGCAAAGGTTAAAAAGTTAGGTATAATTACAAAAATTATTTCTAATATATTCAGTAATGAACCAGGAACAATTGCTGCAAATTATGGAGACTTAGATGCGGTGTATGCTAACTTAGGCAATGCTGTAGGTAAGACTGTCGTTACTCCAGGAAATTATGAATTATTAGTTTTAAATAATACTGCATCACTAATACTTAATAGAGCAGTGACTGGTGAAGAGTTTTCGTCTCAACCATCAAACAGCACAAGTTGGTACGCATTGTTAGATCTTTATCCTGGAGAATTTAAAGCAGGGTTGACACAAATATCGTTAACTACCCCATCTGGTATTGATTTAATGGCGACTGTGTCGTTAAACCCAATTGATGATACACAAATGCAATTAAACTTTGATTTTGACACACTTCCAAGTAATACTACAATTACTACTGCATTAGACAGTAGAGGTACGATTGATGCTATAATTAATCCAGACACATTTGTACCTAATAACGTACCTACAGGAGCAAGATATCTTATTTTAGAAGATATTAATTCAGTATCTACATTAGGTCCAATGGCTTGGTTAAACAGCAACGGATCTGGGGTTACCGCCAAAGCTAATGATATAATTCAATGGTCAGGGTCAGCTTGGAGTGTTATATTCGATAGTACAACTGTCACAAATGTAGTTTATATAACTAATGCATATACAGGAATACAGTACATATGGGAAAACAATCAATGGAGCAAGAGCATAGAAGGGATATACAGTCCAGAACAGTGGAGCCTACTTCTGTAACTCAAATCATATGTAGTGGCGGACTATTTTTAGCCAAAGATACAAAACGATTTTTATTGTTGTTACGTACACAGGGAAAAACAGCAGGAACTTGGGGATTAGTTGGTGGTAAAAAAGAACCAACTGATCTAACTCCGTATGATGCATTAGATAGAGAAATTAGTGAAGAAGTTGGTGTAACACCAAAAATAAAGAAAGTTATTCCCTTAGAATTATTCACAAGCAATGACCAAAATTTTCAATATAATACTTATGTGCTAATGGTTGATAAAGAATTCATACCACACTTAAACAATGAGCATGCTGGGTATGCTTGGTGTAGTTTTGATTGTTGGCCAAAACCGTTACATCAAGGGGTAAAGAACAGTTTTGGAAATCGTGCAGTCAGAGCTAAATTAGAATTGCTTTTAGACTTAATTGATTAAGTCCATTTGGGACCTTCAAACCAAGCAGCCAAAGAATATCTTTTCCCACTTGTAACAGGCGTTGCGGCATGATCAATAAATGATGGTATAAAGATCGCAGTACCTAATTGTTTAATTTCTTTATTATCCGGATAATTGGTAGATAAATTATATAGTTCAAAATCTCCACCTTCATAAGTTGCGGGATCGGTTAATTGAACTATGCAGGATAATTTTCTATGATATTTTGGGTCATCATTGATCCAAAAAACGTCCTTATGTATTTTATATTCTCCCAAATATTCTGAATCGTATTCGGCTAATTGAATATATGTAATCCTGGAAATATTAAAATTGAACCACTCGTCATTGGCCGTTACTGACATTTTCCAAAGTTTATCAAATAGCCATTCAAAACGAATGTCATTTTTTTGTATAAATCTGACCTTACTTTTTCTAGTATCTGAGTTTACAATAACGCCTTCTACTCCAATAGTTGCATCTTGTTCTGGAAGGGTCAGTCCAACTTGTAAAATTGTGTTGCACTCTTCTGTAGTGAAATAACTTTTAAAATAACACCATTCTCCACGCATAATAATTCTTTCCTTATACAGTTAGTTATACAGTTACTGTAGCCGTCTGTATTATCTTGAAATTATTAAGAGTTTGATACTGTGGGGTCTGGAAACTGTGGGGATGAAAATACTGAATTAAAAATTGTTTGAACTAAGGCGCATTCGTTACTTACATCGCTAGTACGTGTTAATCCATATGTTTTTGTCGATTGAGTCATTGGCGGAACTGCATCTGAATTATGTACGACTGTAGTCCAAGTAATAAAAATAGTAGCCGAGGTTGCCATCGGTAATGTAATATCTGGTATGATATTAATATTGGTTAATGAAACAGTAGTTGTTGATGACATTTTAATTTCCTAATTTATTTTTTGAGCTATGATATTCCAAATCTCTATGGACCCACTCAGTTAATTTATCAATCACTTTCATCTGCATCTCGACATCGAAAGTAATCCCCATTTTTTCGCAAGTTTTTCTAGTGCCAGGAATAACCATACCTAGATCGTAAGTGCTTCTACGCTCAAGTCCGTTATGTATAAATCGTATATCTGCTATACCTGTTTCAGTATTATGACTAATAATTTCTACGTTCATTTTGATTTATCTTTCAATAGTTGTTCAAGTTCTGCTACACGAATTTCTAAAGCCTCAACACGATCGTCAGTCATTTTAGATACAACTGCTAACACAGCAGCAGTTTCACCATAATCAACAGATAATGTTCCCATTCCTGTAACTACTTTCAAATTATCATCAGCTTCAATTACAAATTCTGAGCATCCGCCATTCTTTAATGTCTGTGCAGCATACCCAATACGTGTGCGTCCATCTCTTTCATATTTAATTGCACCTTCAGCAAGAGTATTTCTTCTTGAAATAATGTTGTCAATCTCTCTTATATTTTCTTTTAGTCGTATATCAGAATATGCAGTAACGCTATGACCAAACGTCACATTACCATATTGATCCGAGAGCATCATCCAACCCCATTGAGGATTATATACTCCCCAGTTACCGCCGTTACCCATTAATATAGTGTTGTTGCCATCAGTAACATCCCATCCTTGCCAACCATTTAGGCCCCCGCCATAGACACTGACGTTACCATAAGAGGATGTTGCATCAGCTGGCCAAAGCCCTCGACCATAAGAGGCAAAATATAATCCAGCGGCACCGTTTGATCTCCACCATCCGTCACTGCCGTTAGTATAAGCTGGAGCTCCAGTTAAGTATACGGCCGTAGTTGCATTATAACTAGTACTGCCCGGTGGGCCGGTTGGGCCTGTACCGCCCGGTGAGCCTGTTGGGCCTGTTGGTCCGTATGGTCCAGTTGGGCCAGTAGCACCAGTTGGGCCAGTAGCACCAGTTGGGCCAGTAGCACCAGTAGCACCAGTTGGACCTGGAGGTCCTGTTGGGCCAGTAGCACCAGTAGCACCAGTTGGACCTGTAGGGCCTGTATATCCAGTTGGACCCGGGGGTCCGTATGGGCCGGTTGGTCCAGTTGCTCCAGTTGCTCCAGTTGGACCTGTTGAACCTGCAGTTCCTGTGTAACCTTGGAAACCTAGTGTTCCCTGATTACCACCATTTCCTTGAACACCTTGAATACCTTGAAGTCCTTGACTACTTATAGATCCTTGTAATCCTAATAAACCTTGAGTACCTTGAGTACCAAAAAATCCTTGTATACCCTGTGCACCGACTAATCCTTGTGAGCTA